TTTAAGAACGCTTTTTTCTGTAACGAACTTGAAACTTCTCTAACATAATTAACAAATTCATTCAACGCTTTTATTTTACCTTCTTCAGGATTAGTAGCCGAACCTTCTCCAAAAGTAACAGGATAAAACTTACACAAATCTAAATATTCTTTAATTAACTCTCTTTTAGATAACGGTTCGTCATCGGATAAGTGTCTAAATTTTTCTAAATTTTTAACAAGTTCATCAGAATCAATACCATTGAAATTTGTAGCTATGTAATTATAACAAGCTTCCTTTAATACTGAAGGTGTATGACCTCTTGCTGTAACAATTGAAAAGATAGAACCATTGTTAATAGCTTCAACAAAATCAGCCCAAGCAGGACCTGTTTTAGCTAACATAGCATCAACTATAAAATCTTTATCACCAGTAGTTGTAAAATTTCTAAAAGGCAATTCAGCAAAACCTACAATTGTATGACCTTGATATTCAAAAGGTTCTTTACCAACTTCGGTTCTGTATTCCGCAAAATCTTCTGTTGACATCCCCACTTCATCACCATCCTCATCTTTAAGAATGATTTTTGTAGGCATAGTAACGATATTATCATCCCAGTCAAAAGCGTAATACTTCATATCTGGAGTTCCGGATTCATCAATCCCCTCTTTTAATTTGTTTTTAAGTCTCATACTTATAAATATATCGTAAATAAAAAAACCCTCCGATTAAAGAGGGTTTTTATAAAAAAATCTATTAAGTATATTAAATATTCTCAAAAGAAGCTCCTGTAGGAGTGATATAGAATGTGATATCTATAAATTCTAATGATTTTGTTGGTTTAATATAAATTTTACCAGTCATTTGATTTCTATCTAAATCTGCTGCGTCAGATGAAACTGATACTCGGAAATCGTAAAGACCTCGGTCTCTTCTAATTCCATCCAAGATAGGATTAACAGCGTTTAAGAAATCTTGTCTTACTTTATCATCATTTTGTTCAAACAATAATCTTACAGATACAGCAGAGATTAATTTACGAGCTTGTAACAATAATCTTCTAACATTGATTCTGTCTAAAGCAGATTGTTTAACTTGTAATGTTTTATTACCCCAGATTACAGTACCAACATCAGAGAATGTTGCGATTGGGTTAATTCTACCATTATAAAGTGTATCTCTATCTTCTTGAGTAAGTTTCTTTCTAGCTTTAACCGCGTTTACAATACCTCTAGTGTAACCTGCCGCCGCGAACCAAGGGAAAGCGATATTATCAGTTAACGCTAAGTTTCTTGTAACTTCAGCAGTTGGTGGTAAATAAATTTGTGTATTATTTACACTATCTCTCGTTAATACCCAAGGGTAGTAAGTTGCAGTGTAGTTAGAATCTAAACCTATTTGGTCTAAGTTATCTACAGCTTCTTGAGGATAAATTAAATCTGTTGATTCACCTACTGAAGGAACGAACATATTGTAGTCAGGAGTTGTTGCAATATACAATGAATCCGCTCTACTGAACTCAACCATCTCTATAGCATCTTCAACTAAGTTAGAATTATTTACATAATCAATACCTGGAGTTACAAATACGTTAATGTTAACAGCTTCAGGATTAGAGAAAGTTCTTTGACCTAATAAATAAGCGTAGTAATCTGTGTTTGCCCAATCTTGACTATTGTCACCAACAGTGATTTGTTTAAATGCACCCCAACCTGTTGCTGAAGGATATTTAGTACTAACACAAGCACCTTTCAAGTAACCTGTTTTACCTAAAGCAAATCTATCTGAGTTTGTTCTAGATTCTCTATAGATATCCCATCCGTCAAATCCACCTTGAACTAACAATGAGAATTTACGAGCGTATAATCTGTAGTAAGGGTTAGACTCATTATCTGGGTCAGCAGTAAATTCCGCACTACCTACGAAGAACGCTGAAGTTCCACTTGTTGAGAATGTATTAGGAATAGTGATACCACTAGCATTTTTATCCATGTGGAAACCTTTAGTTCTAAAAGCCCAATCTTCACCTGTTGTATCATCACAGATATTCAATGGAAGTTGTTTACCTTTGTAACCGAAGAAATCAGCATCAATACCAATAGTATCAGAAATACCTAAATAAGTTCTACGAACATTATCACCAGCACTTGTAGTTGCATTATCATTACCTGAAGCAATACCGAATGGTGGGTTATAAACAACCTCTCCTGGGTAATCATATTTGTTTTTAATAATTGGGAACGGAGAACGAGCTCCAGCGTATTCTCTATAGTTATAACCTAAGAAACCACAAGGAAGTGCATCAACTGGAGCATCTTCGTTAATTTCAATCATAACATATTTAGAGTTCAATTCATATTCACCATCTAATGTACCAATTTTTTTAGCAACAAATGAATTGTCATTAGGGTTCATAGAACAGTTAGTAAATTTCTCAATAACAACCGGATTATTATCTGTATCGTAGAAATCTCTTACAAGTACATCAAAAGTTCCATTGTTGAATGAAATATTAGCGATAGAAATCTTAACTTCAGTGTTTGCAGCATCACCATCAGCGATTGTTGTAAATTTAAACAAGTTATAAACTTTATTACCTCTTAATTCTGATACTAACCAAGGAGATGTTGGAGATTGGTATTTTTCCAAGTACCAAGCGATTGATGTAGCATCAACACCTTGTTTAGCATCTGGTAAAGCAGTTAATTGACTATTAATACCTCTAATATAACCTTTTCTATAACCATAAGTTAATAATGTTTGGAAATCTTCTTCAACGAATACAGGAACTGTAGTTCTAGGTTTTGAGAAGTTAGACATTCCGAAAACTTTACTAATATATTTTGGGTCAGAATTACTGAAAGATGTTTCAAAGAAGAAAATCTCACCATCTTTATTTGTTAAGTTAATACCAAAAGTATTATATGGGTTTTTAGTTACACCTGAATAAGTAGCTCCAGTAACATTCAATGAAACATCACTTAAATTAGCAACTTCATAAACCGGTCCATTATCAGAAGAATATGTTGCAACACCTCTTGAACGTAATGTAGCTAATACTAAATTATCGTAATCAGAATAAGATGTACCATCAAATGTGTAAACATAACCTGTAACAGTTCCAGAATAACAAGTTTGAATTGTACCAGTATTATTAGTACCTGAGTTACTTGGTGTTACAGGAGCACAAGGGTTTTCTAAAGTAACACATACTGTCCAGTTAGTAGTTACACTAGAATCTTCAGAAACTAAAACATAAGTTAAACAACCACCTGTGAAATTATTTGTTGTTCCAGTACTTTGTTGAGTAACACTATTAACAGTTATGTCAGTTGTACAAGCACTGAATAAAGGAGTTAATGCAGAAAACGAAGTTCCTGAAAATCCTGAATAAGGTAATACAACATCAATTGTGTTAGTATTGTAATTAATACTTCCTGATGTTCCACTAATACTATAAGTATAGAATGAAGCACAGTTAGTTGATTGAGATGTTTGAACAAAATTAGAAATAGTAGAATAGAATGAACTACCACTATATACTGAATTACCAACATTATCAAATAATGAGTAATACCAAGCATCGTTTTGAGGTGCCGAATAGTTAATTAAATCAGCGTTCACATTATTAACACCAAATACATTTGTTTGCGCTGTATATCCTGACAATGCTGTATAATCATCACCAACAATAGCTCCAAAATAATAAACAGATGTTGCAGATTTACTTGGAGTACTGATAATGTCAAAAATTTGACCTTTCAAATCATTACTGATAACTGAAGTACTTCCGTTGAACAATTCGTAAGATGTATTGATTTTGTTTGCTATAGCAGCTGGGAAACTTGTTGTGAAACCAATACTATCAATGTTTCCTGTACAACCTGTAAAGTTAACAGATATAGGAGTTTTAGTGTATCCAGTACAAGTAATATTACAATCCACAGTTGTTGAACCTGAACACTCAAAATGAATAGTTGTTGGGTCTACGTTTGCCACAGATGTTATTGTCCAAGATGGACCCGCATCATACCCTGATAAACCTAATACTCTAGTTACGAACAATTGATTTGATTGTTGTAAATAAGACTTAGCGATATAACTCGCCTCATACTTAGGTATTTGGGTATTTATAAATTTCTCTGGAGATGTTCCCCCAAAAAATGTTGAAAATTCATCAAAGTTTCGTATAAAGATTGGTTCAAATGCTGGACCCTTAAGAGTTTCCCCCACG